TCAAGCGCCTCACAGCATCGCCCATCTCCGCGACTTTGTATTTCGTTGCAGTGCCATTTTTCTCGCGGATAGCTGCTGCAATGTCCTGTACGGACGCCTCTTCGTAGAGCTTTTTCATCTCAGTAGCTCACCTCCGTGCCATCGGCGATCGTGACGGTTTTCGCCGCGCTGCCGTCGTAGGTGACGGTCGTGCCGCCGATTTTGATCGTCAGCGCATTCGGATTTTTCAAGGCCGTGGGGATGTCATCCATAGATGCCAGCCGCGTATCGCTTGCCTGCACAGTGCCATTGACGATGGCGATAGTCATCGTCTGCGCTGGGAAGCCCATTGCGGACAGCGCACCGGCGCCGGAAAATAACCATGTGTTCGAGCTGGGCATCGGCAGAAACAACGGCAGAACCGCTGTGTACATGCCCATGGCGAATCGGCATTTCAGCTCCTTCCCCGCCTCATACGCCGCCTTGATGTCGGCCATCGCCACCGGGCAGGTGTAGCTGGGGTATTTTCCAGCAAGGTCGATGTAGAATACCTCCGCGCCCGGCCCTTGTTCACCTCTCGACGGCTTGCCGGTGTCATCATCTCCAATGTACCAGTTGCCATTATCTCCGATGTGTGGCGTGATGCCGTCTGCACCGGTTGCTCCCGGTTTGCCATCCGCGCCGTCTTTGCCCGGCGCTCCGGTTGCTCCGCGCGATGGCTTGCCGGTATCGGTCGTGCCGAGATACCAGTTTCCGTTTGATCCGATCGTCGGCGTGATGCCGTCCGCGCCAGCGGCTCCCGGTTTGCCATCCGCGCCATCCTCGACCGTGGCAATGGCCGCCCCGTCCACGCTGATTGTCGTTGCCTTGCCGGACTTGGTGGCCGTTACCACCGGGCTGTGGCCGTCCTTGCCGGGCGCACCGTCCGCGCCCTTGAGCTCGGCCATGGCGATGAGGTTTGCCCACGTGCTGCCGCCGTCCGCGCTGTACTGGATGTAGCCGTCCGCCACGCGCAAGTCCATGCTTCCCGCGCCGCCTGTCCGTGCCGCCTCATTGATAGCAGCCACCAGCGTGTCCTTTGCCTCCGTTGTCAGGTCGGCAAGGTCGCCGATCTGGCGCTGGATCATCCGCAGCGTCATCTGCTCTGTCGGGGTGTATACATACCCGGCGGGCTTCGCGCGCTTGTGCACTGCAAAATCCTGCTGCACCATCGTGTACGCGCCGGTGTCGTCTGTGACGTAGGCGTAGGCCGTCAGCGGGTGGCTGTCCTGCAGCAACTCGTCCGGGATGATGGCCGTGCCGTCTGTGCCGACGTCAACGTCTACGCTGCGGCCAAAGCACTTATTTTGATAGTGGATCTGCTCCACGCCACTGCCCACGCGCAAGCGCCGCCCGGTGTCCCACTGCCACAGCGCCCCACGTCCGTCTGCGATTGTGATAGTCATGTGGTGGCCTCCTTCCATTGATTCTACAATATAAAAATGGGAGGGATATTTCTATCCCTCCCGCAGATTTAATTGCTCCAGCGGATCTTCCCGAGCGATTTCTGGCTGTAAAAGCACAGGAACAGCGCGTTTTTCTGCTCTCTGCTGATGTTCAGACCGTCGATGTATGCGGCGACCTTGTCCATCGTGCCCTGGCCCTTGATGGCCTTGCCGTTGCTGTCATACGTTGTCTTTGCATCGTTCTTGAACTGGTACGCGTCCCAGAACGTCCCCGCGTCCAGACCGGCCGGTTTCGCCTGCTCGTTGTACTTCTGCACAGCCTCAACGCTGATGCCGTCGCATTCCGGATGCGCCTTGACGAAGTCGGCCGTGTCGATCTTGTTCTGCGCGTCCTCCTGCTTCATCCCGCCGTAGCGCACCAGCATGTCTACCGCGCGAGACCGCGTGAGCTTCCCGTCGAGATACAGATCCTTGATGTCGTCGTAGTCCGTACCGGTCACGACCTCGCACGTCCACTTCTGCACCATCTTCTGCGCCTCGTCGGCGTCCTTCCCTCCGTACTGCTGCAGGATCTTCAGCGCCTGCTCCTTCGTGATCGAGCGTTTTCCGTCGTCGTCGCCGACGTACCACTCCTTCGCCTGCGATCGTACCGCAGACTGCAGCTGTTTCTCGCCGATGCCGTGCTCTTTCAGCTCCTTGGCCTGCGCATCGAAGGCGGCCTTGTCGCCGCTGAGCACCGCAGCGAGCGCCTCGTCGTACTTTCCTTCGCCGGTCTCCCACTTGTCAACCTTCCAGTACGCATCATCCTCGTTGTCCGCGAGCCCTTTTTCGACCAGCAGCTGCTGCGCCTCTTCGCGCGTGAGGTAACCGTCCATCAGGCCGTACTTGATCTGGCTCTCCGGCCCGGAGTCATAGGTATGGATCGTCCACTCGTCGCCCTTGCCGACAGCTCCGGCGATGGTGTTCCAGAGCGTTACAACCTCGCGGCTCGCCGCGCTGATCGGCAGGCCGGTCGCCTGCGAAACGGCCTTGAGTGTCTTGTAGATCTTTCCGTACAGCGTCATGTTGCCGTTGTACGTCACGTCCGTCGGCTTATCCAGCTTCCCGGTCGCCAGCTTGATTGTCTCGTCCCAGATCCGATATGCGTCGATCAGGTTGCTGATCCATTCCGTGTCCATCCGGTCGTTCCCGTACCCGGAGATCATGGACATGAAATCCTTGAGGATCGGCAGCTTCGAGAGAATGTCCACGTCGCTGAACAGGTTGTTGTCAAACGGGCGGACGCCGGAAAACTTGCCCTCTTCATAGTTTGCGCCAATCAGCGCGTTCAGGTACTTCTCCAGCCACGTGGCGTACTCATCGTCGTCGCGGCAAGCGTCCACAGCAGATTCTACAAGGCCGGAGGCGGCCGCAGACACAAGGTAGGTTGCCAGCGCCCACGCGACCTTGCCCTTGGCGTTGTTCCACGCCTTTTTCTTGTCTCCGGTCGTGCGCAGCTCCGTCGTGTAGTCCGTGTACGCCTTGAGCACGAGGTTGTACGACAGCGTCGGCTCTGACATGAAGGCCGTCGAGATGGAGCCGTACACGCTCTTCCCGCGCATCGCCTGGCTGCGCGTCATCGTGCTGTCCACCACCTGCGTCGAGTAGACGACCTCGCGGAAGCGTTCGGCCGTCGCCTTCAGCAGCGCGTCGCCGGTCAGCTTCTGCTTGTCCCTTACCTCCGCCTTGCAGGCGTTCCACAAACGGCCCCACGTCAGCCGGTCGCCCCATTCCGCGCCCTTCATGAGGAATTCGACCGTCGAGTCCTTCCATGTTCCGGCGTTCTTGATCTGGTCGCGGATGTTCATGCCGATGTTCGTGTCGTAGAAGCCCATGTGCTTCCACAGCGCGATGCCGCTGTTCGCCTCCGCTTCTTTGTAGGCGCTCTTTCCCTCCGTAAACGCCTTTGCGAGATACTTCGGGCTCATCACACCGACCGCACGCACATACGCCGTCGGCTGCAGCAGCGCCACGCGCAGGTTCGCAGCCACGGCCGCCACCTTGTAGTTGGAGAGCATCTTCTTTGCGAAGCCCTCCCCGCGGCCGCCTTCGTTCACGCCGTTCAGGTCTTTGATGAACGTCGTGAAATACTTGTTGGCATCCATGCCGTATGCCTTTTCAATCGACCGCTGTACCGTCGTCGTGAGCACGTGGCCGTTCTCGAGCTTCTGCTTCTCGCGGTAGTTGTACCACTTCATCGCGTCGAGGATCGGCAGCGCCAGCGCGTCATACTTCGCCATGTCAGCCATGTGGTTGCTGAACACGTCGAAGATGTCGCGTACAACGAGCGCGTTGTTTGCCTTGTAGACGAGGCTCTTCGTCGCGGACATATTCAGCAGGCGGAACATGTCGTTCTCTTTCGCGCCAGGGTCTTTCGCGTCGCGGTTGGAGTCCATCGTCTCGATGGGGAAGTAGTTCTCCTCCGTGAACGCGCGGTATCCGAAGCGCTCCATCGACACACGGTTGCCCCACGCGCCGCCCTGATCGTTCATGTACTTCTGCAGTTTGTCCGCCACCTCGCGCTGGCGCTTGGTAAGCGCGCCATTGATCGCGGCGATGTCCTCCTGCGTCAGCAGGAACGGATCCGGCTGCTTGACGTTTTCCTTGCGCCCGCTGTTCTGGATGTCCTCCACGCGCATACCGCCGCCGAGCAGATGGCCGGCGGCCTGCTCGCGCTTCGACAGGCAGTAGAACGCCATCATCTGTGCGGTCGTCATCCTCACGCTCTCGCCGCTCTCGAGCTTAAACGTGTGCGTTTCCTTTGCCCACGCCTTCACTTCCTTCGGCGTGTAGGTCTGCTCCGTGAAGTCCATGACCGCCTTCGTGTTGAAGGCCATCTTGTCCCAGCCGTCGGAAAGCGCCTCGAAGATCGCCTTGCCGCCCTCGCCGAAGCGCTGGAAAGCATAGTACGGCGTCGTGTTCTCCCAGTTGAAGAAACCGGCCGCCTTTTCCCCAGCCTTCGTTCTGCCTTTGGCCTGACCCAGCCGGTCGAGCTCCAGCACCGTCGCCTGTGCCGCCTGCCGCGCGGTCTCAAAGTGTGCGTTGGCCTTGAGCTTGTTCGCGTTCTGGATGCTGCGCGTCAGGATTGTGAGCATCTGGTCGAGCTGCTGCAGTTGCTCTCCGCTCATCCGGTTTACAACGTTCTCGCCCGGGTTCTGGCTGACGATGTCGGACGCAGTGTTGATGTGCTTCTGCATCTCCTCGAGGAATCCATCCGGGATGTCCAGATACAGTCCGAGGTCGTTCGTCCCGTCATCGTTCTGCCCGCGCAGGCTGTCCAGCAGCTTCTGCATCCGGTCAGTATACCGGAGCGAACGCCGAATGTCCTTTTTCGTCAGCGCGCCGCCGTCCAGCGCCCTCTTACTCGTAAAGTCGATGGATTCCAGGAACTCGCCTACCGCCAGCTTCAACGGCTCCGGGATGTGTTCCTTGTCGCTGTTTTTCAGCAGCCAATCGCTCAGGCGCTTCGCCTTCTGCTCGATGCGCGGGCGGTATTTCGCCACTGCCGCGCTTTCCTCCCTACGTGCCTTATCGGCTGCGTCCCGCTCGTCATAGTGCTCTTTCAGCCGCGCAATCTGCTCGTCGCGTTTCTCGCGTTCTCTGGCCACGGCTTCCTGCAGCCGTTCCCGGTTCTGCGCGCGCAGCTCCGCGATGCGCGTGTCATTGGCCTTGCGCAGCTCGTTGATCTGGTTGAGGTAGTGCGTCTTCTGCTGGTCGGCCTTCTTCGCCTGCAGGTCGGCAAACGTTCTCTGCTGCGGCAGGTCGAAAAACTGCTCTAGGATCTCGTTGCCCACGCTCTGCGTCGCTTCGCGCATATACTGTGCGTTCGGGTTGTACTCGTTCACGGAGTACACCGCGTCCAGCACATCGGCAATGCGGTAGAGCTGGTCGCTCGGCTGGCTCTCGCGGGTCTGGTCAAAGAATTCCGGGTACATCTCGCTCAGCTCCGCATAAACCTGGTCAACGTTCGTCCGCTCGCCGTTTTTCAGCCGCATCCGTCCCATGTTCCGCCGCCGGAAATCCCCGAAGTCCGGGATATCCCCGCGGTCAGCCGCAGACACGACGAGCTGCTGGTTCTTGAAATACTTCCGAAGGTCTTCATACTCGCGGTACTGCTCATCGTCAACAGCCGTCGCGTCGCTCACGATGTCGCTGGCGAGCTGTTCGGCCTGCGCGCGGATCTCGCTGTAGCTCGCCTCGTTGCCTCTGGCGATGCCGTCGTACAACTCCTGCAGCCGCCCGGCCACCTCATCCACGTCGAGGTTGCTGCTCGTCTGCTCGATGATCGCGCGCGCCGCTTCCCGCACGGCTTTCGGGTCCGTGGTCGCCTCTTTCGTGCGCTGCGTCTGGCCGCGCCAATACTCCACGCGGTCGCGCAGCATGGCGTTTTCCTTGGCCAGGCTGTCGCGCGTCTTCAGCTCGCGCGCCACCAGCTCGCGCAGCGGTTTCGTGTTCTGCATCCGCGTGAGCTGTGCGTCCGCCCGGCTCACCTGCGCGGCAAGGTTGTCCGCGCGGTTTTTTGCCTTCAGGCGCTCCTCCTTGCTTTCCGCGTTCTGTGCAAGCTCGCGCTGCTGTTCCAGCCTCCGCGTGAGCGAACTGTATTTCTGCAGCTTCTCCCGGTACTCGCGCAGCATCTCCATCTCGCGCACGTTTGCCGCGTCGCCGTCCGCAGCATCGGAGAGCACGTCGCGGTCTGTCCGCGTGTCGTCACGCTCGGAAAACTGCACATCCGGGCTTTCCGGAACAACGCCATAGTCAAAGTAGTCGCGGATCGCGCCGATCACGGTCGCCGACCGCGTCCCACGGCCATATTCCACGCTGGCGATTGTGTTGCCGTTCGCGTCGTCAATGTCCAGTATAACCTCTCCGCGATTTTTCTGCACGAACTGAACCAGCGCGTCCTCCTGCTGCTGCGTCGGCTTCACAATCAGGTTGATTCCGCCGTTTTCCGGCACGATTCGGATATTGCCCTCGCGCATAAACTGGATCATAGCGCCGCTGTAGTCCTCGCCGCCGTAATCCAAGCCCAGTGCGTCGCTGATATCCCGGTGGTCAACTGTGCGGTAGCCGCCAGGTGCGCCATCGTGCCGCCCGGAAAAGTCCAGCTTTGTACCGCCCGGTGTCAGATAACCGGTCTCTGCCCACTTGTATGTTTTTCCGAAAAACTTTGTCGCATCCGCGATATGCTGTTTCTTTTCGTCTTCGCTGTATTCGCGCAGCGAGAACCGAATGTCCGCATCGCTGGTTGGGGCCTTGTTGGTGGTGTTCTTGATCTGGTTTGACCGGAACGCAACCGTTTCCGTGTCCAGAATAAGCCCGTCATAGTTCGTTCCGTTGACTTCGTTAAACAGCTCCACAGCCGCCACCATGTCCCCGATGGCCGTCTGGTCAACATCGTAGAGCATGGCAAAATCGCTTTTGCCGTAAACGGAGTTGAGAACGCTGTCCACCGTCGCACCATAGCCATAGTTCTCAAAGCTGAAATCATCCTCGTTTTCCGCCACGGCGTCGAGGAATTTCTGCATCTGTATGCGGGTAATTGTAGTCTCGGTCGTGGAAACAGGGTGCTGGATATTCAGGTAGAATGCGCGTGCATTTCCATATTGCTGTGCGTGGCTCTCGCTGTCCGTGAAATAGAACCCGCGTCCATACAGGTTGGAGTGCTTGGATTTTCTTCGATCAAAGACGGTGAAGTCACCGTTCCCGCCACGGTACATCACTTTGAGCCGCCCGTCATCGTCCCGCACTTGGCTGTCTTTGAAGAACTCCTGCTGTTCTGCCGTCAGCGCATTTCCGGCGCTATCGCGCAGCGAGAATTTCTCCTTTACTCCCCGCTGATTCTGCGAGCCTCCGGGATTGCCCGTGTTGCTATTCTCGTCAGAAGCGCGAACATCGCCCTTGACACGCAACGCATCCAGTAGTATATTTGTTGCATAGAGTTCTTTGCTTGTAGCTTTCGGCCCTGTCGTGTTCAGGTGTTCATTGCTGCTTGCAGAGAGCTCTTTTTCTGTTTCTGTCACCACATCATGTAGATACAGTCTTTGATTTTGCGTATCCCTTTGTAGCATAACCGCCACATACATTTTTTCAGCGCTTTCTCCAACAGTTACCGGTGCAGCGACAACGATTCTCTCTAGTCCCATGTCATTTTTAGGCTTCGCATAAATAACATATCCGTTTTTCATGACAGCAGGAATCGCTGCGTATGTAGCAACTTTGTTCAGAGTGTTTCCATGCCGGAATTCAGAGTGTACGCTTGAATTTTTGAGCGCAACATCTCCGAACTGCTCTGTATAGACATTGTTGCCAAGTGAATTGAAGTAATCTGTAACTCTCGTTTTAAGAGGGAGGTTTCTGGCCCCGAGCTCATCGCCTGTAAGATGCTCAACAGGGCTCATGCTCTGGAGAGTAACAGAATTTCTCTCAATGTCTTTCTCCGTGAATCTGGGGTACTTAATTTGGTATTGTGTCTTGCTTGCCTGCTCCTGCACACTGCCATCCCCGGCGGTGTTTTCTTTTGCAACCTTCGTCTTCGCCGCGTCCACCAGCGCATCGTCCCAGAGCTTCTGAAGCTCCACCATGCGGTCGAGCATGGCTCTCGCCTCGTCGTGCGTCGCGCGGTCTCCCTTGAACGCAGCGCGCAGCTTCTTCACGAAGTCGCCGATCCAGTCGCGGATCTTCTCGGCAAGGCTGCGGTTCTCGTTCGCCAGCCGCTGCACGGCCTCGGTGTTGCGCAGCATCATCTCGCACGCATCGGCCACGACCTCGTCCATCGCGCCGTCCATCGTCAGCTCGCCGGTCGAGTCGTTGTCGAGCTTCTGTCGGGCGAGGCGCTCGATGCTGTCGCCGCTCTCAAGCACATGGTTCGCCACAAACTCCTTCAGCGCCTCATACTGGCCGCTGTTGCGCTGGATAAAGTGCGTCAGCTCGTGCGACATCGTCTTCAGGATGGCCGTCTCGCCGGTATCCACGTTGTTCTTCCCTGCATTGACGTCCAGATAGATCGTGCCATCGCGGTATGCGCCGTTCATGCCGATATAGCGCCCACTCTCATCCGAACGAGATTCAAAGAACACGACGTTCACGCCGGTCGCCTCGGCCACCTTGCGTGCCACGTCGATCGACGCCGTCTGCTTGCGCGTCAGGCCGGCCGTGTTCACAGCGGCGAGCGTCACGTTTCCGAGCTTTCCGCCTTCCAGCGTCACGCTGCCGGCCTGAATTTCGCTGCTCTTGGCCGCCGCGCTCTTTGCGTCAGATTCCCTGCGCGCCGCGGCGAGTCCGGTCTCGTAGGCAAATTTCCTCTGCTCCGGTGTCAGGTACGATGCTGCGCCGCTGTTCTCGAGCACGGCGTAGTTTTTCACACCCGCACGTCCGTAAGAGTATGCCACCTCGTAGGCGCTGGCGTAGCGCTCCACGTCCTGCCCGTTCTGGTAGTTGGCGTACATCTGCGGCGCGGTCTCACCGTATTTTTCCGCGCTCTCGGCGAGCAGGCGCGTGCCCTCCGGCAGCTTGGCGTCCTTCACGGAAACACGCTGCACATCGCCGTTTTTGGCCTTCACGGACAGCTCCACGCTGCCGCTCTCCTGGTCATATCGGAGCGCTTGCACCTGCGCGGTCTCACCGTTTACCTGCACCTCGGCGTTCTTCTCCGCCTGATGTGTCTGTTCCTGCCCTGCGTCAGTCTTGCGTGCCCCACCATAGATCGCGTTGCGCTCCAGCTCGGCTGCGTCACGCATATGGCTGCGCGCCCATGCGTTCGTGGTCCGGTCTGCCTCGCTCGTGAACAGGGACGCATACTCGTTCGCCGCGCGCTGTGCCTGCTTGCTGGCGTCAAATTTTCGCTGTTCCTTGCCCGTCAGCTCCTGCCCCTTGATCTGCTTTACCACGAGGCCGGTCAGCTCCTGCACGTCGTTTTCTGGCGTGCCGAGCGCACCCAGACGGTCAGAGACCGCCTGCGTGAGATTTGCTTCCTGTGTCGCCTCGTAGAGCTTGCCGGTGTTGCGGTTTGTCTGCTTCTTCCCGGCCAGCTTCCGGAGGTTTTCGTCGCCGCTTTCCTCTGCAGCGTGGCGGAGGATGTCCGCGTAGTCGTTGGCCGTGATCTGCCGGCCGGTCTCGCGGTAATTCGCGCTTCGCATCCCGGCGTTGAGCGCCATGTCACCGCCGGTCATCACGCCGCCGGAGATCATGCCTCCGGCAAAGTCCTGCGCCGTCTGGCCGAGCCAATCGAGCCACGCCCTGCGCGTCGCCTCGTCCTCGCTCATGCCGTCTGCCTGATAGGCGGCGATCGTCTGGTTGATCTCGCTCTTGTCGGCCATCACAATCGCGTCGGAGATGACGTTTGCGATGTCCGTGCAGACTTCCTCGCTGCCTTCCACGAAGCTCTGCTTGAGCATATCCTTAACCAGCGTCTTCGCGGTCTTCTTCCCGGCTGCCGCCGATGTGTGGAACATACGCAGCTTGTCCAGGCTGATGTGCTCGAACAGTGCCTCGGCCGTTCCGTAGAGCAGGCCGACCGACATGGCCTGCGAGTCAGAAGCACCGCGGTCATACGCATCCGTGATTGCCTGAGATGCCGCCGCGCCGCCGAGGATCACGTCCGCCGCGCCGTGCAGGCCGGTCGCGCCGCCGACGGCCAGCGTCGCCAGGCTGTCTGCCATGCTCATGCCGGTGTTGTACAAAAACGACCCTATGCCGCTCATGTCCTCGGAAACGCTCCCGCGGATGGTGTTCGTCACCGTGCTCGGCACCATGGATTTCGTATAACGGTCGACGGCCATTTTTTCGCCCGTGAACGGGTCTGTCCCGTTCAGCGCATTCTGTGCAGCGATGTCGAGCGCACCCGCTCCGGCCATCATATTTGTCCCGACAGACATGGCGGAAGAAAGCCACGGATGCTCCTTGGCCTCCTGTGCGACCTGCTGTGCCATTTCCGCAGCCTCGTTTGCGTGCTGCTGCGTGAGCGCGTAGTTACGGATGCCGTTGATCTGCTGGTCACTGTAGCCGTAATCACGAAGCTGCTGCTCGAAGCTGCGCACCGTGTTGCGCGCGTTTTTGGCGTAGTCGCTGTTTTGCACGACAAATGCGGAGTTTCCGGCCATCGCCATCTCCGTGTTCGCGCTCTCGCTCACACTCAGCGCCTTGCTGTAGTCAGAGAGCGCCCTCTGCATCTGCGTGTCCCACTTGCTGATCTCGTCATCGTAGGTCTTCCGCGTGAGCAGGCTCTGCGCTTTCCCGATCTTCGCTTTTCGCTCATCGATCTGCCCCGAGAGCGCGAGCGCCTCCTGCTGCCGCTTGGCATAGTCTGCGTCTGTGCTCCCAGCTGCCATGCGCGGCATATTCCGGCGCTGCCGTTCGATGCCGGAAATCTCGTTCTGCCACGCGCCGATCTGCGCCTTCAGCTCGTCCGCAGACCAGTAATTCATCTGGTTCTTGTTCAGCCAGTCATATTCCGCCTCGGCCCCCGGCGTGTTCTTGAGCTGCGCGAGCGCCGCATTCACGTCCGTGCGGGTCTTGCCCTTGTATTTCTTCGGGTAGGCATACGACACGTTGAAGTCGTTTTCATCCTTGAACTGGTTCTGGAAGTCGAAGGACGAGTGCACGGCTCTGCGCAGAACGTCGACGTCATTTCCGGTGTCATAGCCGGCGCCGCGAAGCACGTTCATGGTCGCCTGATAGTTGCTGAATGCGTTCTGCAGCGCGCCGCGATTCTCGCCGGTTAGATACGATGCATTCGCGTTGTCCATCTGCTGCAGCAGGTTTTTCCGCTGCTCCTGCGCCGAAGCAAGCGTTTTCTCGGCGGAGAATCCCGTGCTCTTGAGCCAATCGCCAATGGAGATTGCTGCTTTCTTGACTGTCATCTATGTGCCCCTCACTTCCTGGAGTTATTCATGTATCTCAGCCTGATGGCGCTGTCGTCCGAGATCAGGCCGTTTTCCGACGCGCTGCGGATGAATGCATTCACGTCCGCGATCGGTACGCCTTCCTTGATCATCTCTTTCACTCTGCCCGCCACGGCCGCAGCGGATTCTACTGCGCTCGCGTCCGTGATGTCGATGTCGTTGTGCGTAATCCCGCTGCCGGGCTTGTGTGCATACGGAGACGGTGAATCCGTCTTCCCCGGCTGCGTTCCTCCGCCTCCGTATCCGCTCCCGCTCCCGCTTCTGCTCCTGCTTCTTCTGCTTCCGCCGCCCGACCCCCCACTCTTATTTGACGCTGCTGCCTTCTGCTGCTGGTAATACTGCCGAAGATACGCCGCCTCGTTGGCAGACATACCTGCCGCCGCCAGCTCATCGTTCGACGGCTGGTACCCGGTCGTTGTGATGAGCGACGACAGACGGCTCCATGCGTTCTGCTTGCGCTCATAGTCCGTCTCATCCTGCGTGAGCCTGCGGTTCTCCTCGGTTTGCTGGCGGTTGTAGGTCGTGTCCTCGTCGCTGCGCTCGAGCTGCAGCCGGTTGTACCACTGGTTGTAGTCTCGCTCGTAAGCGTTGTCGGCGTTACTGCGCGCCATGGTGTAGAGGTTCATCAGGTTCTGGCCTTCCCGGTTGTAGCGGTTGTAGGCTGCATCATACAGCTCAGGCACGACCTCGTTGAGCTTCTGCAGGTAGGCATTGTACGCCTGCTGCCCCGCGTTCTGTCCGTAGGTGCTTCCGTAGCCTCCGGTCAGCGCCGCCGCCTGCCCCATGGTGTCCTCCATCGCGTCGCGCCCCATCTGCGCGTACAGATCGCGGTACTGCTGGTAGAGCTTGTCCTTGTTCACGTCATACGAGAACTCCCCGCGGTTCATGATCTTGTCGTAGATCTCCGTCGCCTGATCGTTCGCGCGCTGGTATGCGTCGTTCTTGCTCGGGTCGTAGGTATACCGGTTCTCGGGCAGGTACTTCGAGTAGTAATCGCTCGTCTCATAGTCCAGACCCTCGCCCTTAATTTTCGCGTTGCGCTGCTTTTCGTACCGGGCTGCGCTCGTGTAGTCTCCGGAGGCCGCAGCCTTCTCCATCAGGGCGGCGTAGTCCGTCTGTGTGTCATACGGCGTGTCCACCTTCGGCAGGTACTGCGCGTACTGGTTTGTCGTCTCGTAGTCCATGCCGCCGGACTGGATCTTCGCGTTGCGCTTTCGTTCCAGGACGGCTGCCTTCTCGTTGTTCCCGGCAGCAGCAGCCTTATCCATCAGCGCGGTATAATCCACGCTGTCGTCAAACTCGACGCCGTTGTAATTTTTCTTTGCCATGCGCGGCCTCCTTTACTTGTATTTACCCACTACGTGGTAGCTGATCTGCGGGTTATTAACCGTCGCGTCGGATGCTCTCACGCACTGATACGCCGGGGCATGCGTCAGTCGCGTACCTGTGTCGTTTTCGGTATTTGTGGCAAGCCAGATGTTGCCGCTCCGGACCGTTGGTGTTGCCGACACGACCGGGTTTTCGACAAAAGCAAACGGATACTCACGCGCTTTCTTGTTTGCCGCGAGACCCATCCACGATGCGGTATACAGTGCGCCCCATGTCTGCGATGTCATTTCCAGCTTGTCCGTGTCGAACGTCGCCCACATCTCAGCGATGCCGGACGCCCATTTGCGCCACGTCCATTTTCCTGTCGTGCCCTGCTCAGTTACGTAGTCTGCGCCTTCGACGCTTCCGCCTGCAGGTGTGCGCCAGCCCGTGTCATAGTCGCTGTCTGACAGCTTTGTCAGCGTTTGCCCGGTCGTTCCGCCGCTCGGAAGGCCATGCCCGCTCTTTGCTTCCAGATCCCGCAGCGCTTTTCGCAGCTTTTCCAGCTCTGTACGGAGCGCTGCAGTATCTGCAGCGCCGATTCCTGCCTCGTTCCCGTCGTCCGCCTGATTGAGCACGTCCACGAGCTGCCAGATGTACGAGCGCAGCTGGGCAAGCTGCTCCTCTGCGCTGCCGGTCACTGCATACGTCTGCGGGTAATCAAATGTCAGCATACACATCGCTCCCCGCCTCGAATATCTTTGCGAAGCTGTAGATGCGCACGTCCCCGCTGCCCTCGAGCCGGATGCGGAAGTGGTCGCAGCGCCTCGGCCGCACTGGCAGCATGAACGTGCGCGTTCCCACGCCCTGGATGCGGCCCTGGTTGTGCCACACACCGTCGGAGTCATACTGTACGAGCACATCCATGTACGCATCCCGCGCGAGGCTCATGCGGATATTGAACCGGCTGACGTATTTCTGCTCCACCGTGCTGTAACCGATCAGCCCCGTCTCACAGCTCCATGCCACCGTGTCCTCCGTCGTGCCGCTCGCTCGAAAGGCCAGCGTTTGGTCGCGCGCAATCTCCAGCACGTCTCCGCTCGTCGCGCACAGCAGCGTTCCTTCCAGCTCTGCAAAGTCCACAACACCGCCTACTGGTAGGCTCTCCCGATACCATGTGCCCCGGCTCGTGTCCAGCACCAGCAGCCGGTTTCCCGGAGGCGTGCTCATCTGCAGATACAGGTAGTATTTGTCGCGCCACGCCGAAGCGATTGCGCTCATGTTCCCGCTCCAGTGCAGCTCTTTCAGGTTCAGCTTTTCGCTAACGTCAATCGGCGCGCCGCTTCCGTCGTAGGCGAACACGCCGTCGCGCGCCTTGTAAAACAGCACGCCGTTGACCACCGCGAGGCTCCTTGCACATCCCGGCTGCACGCCGCGCATCGTGTACTCCTGAATCCTGTGCGCGCCGCTCGCGGACACATACACCTTGTGCATCCGGTCCTCTTTGAAAAACAGCGGGTAGCCCTGATAATTCACGGCGCCCGTCCAGCGGCCGTCAGACCCGATCGACGCGGCGTAACTGTCCGTGCTCACGCCTGCATATTTGCGCCATACGTCGAAGCGCCCAAGCGCGCTCGCGTAGATTTCGTTGACAAGTTTCCCGTTCACCGTGCCGTACTTGCAGCCCCAGAGGCGGTTCTGCGCCTCGATGACGTAGTCCATATCCGGGATGTCCATCGCCGCCTTGACATACCCTTCGGTAGGCGGCGTGTCGTTCATAATTCCATGCGCTTCCGTGGGCGCGTAAGCGTCCAAAACGATGTAGTTTTCTCCGGTGACGAGCACCTCGCGGTATACGCCGTCCGACGGGTTGTCTCCGACATTCTGGCCGGAGTACGTGCCGGGGTCAACGCCGGATACCCTGATATAGTCTCCGGGAGCAAAAGCGCTTCCGATACCTTTGCATTCCAGCCGCATCACCGGCACATCCTGCGCGCTCCAGTCTTTCGAAATGTCGTTATATATGTAGGGCGTCCTCGTCTCGCGGTCGATGTATGCATCGCCATTTTTGGGCTCTTTCGGCTTCATGAGGTTCAAATAGTGGTATTCGATTCCGTCGACAACCACGACGCGTTTCTCGCCATAGTTCGCGCCTGTCGTGTATACGATTTTCCCGTCCCGACTGCACGGGTGAATATACCACAATACATAGATGTCGTAGACCTCCTGCCCATCCGGCCCTGAGCTGGATGTCAGGCTGTGGTCAAGATACGTCCCGGCCGCAGCGGAAAACTTCTTTTCCATGTTCCCGTGCGTGCCGTCGGCCGTGTTGTACCACACCTTGTCCGGCCAGATGAGCAGGTATGCGCCCATGTTCACGAGCTTTTTCCGCCCCGTGAATGCCAGCTCCATCACCTTTTCTCCGTCGCAGTACAGCCCGGTCATCGTCTTGCCGGGGTCGCTGTCCACCCCGGCAATGTAATACAGCGATCCGTTTTGCACCGTCATGGCGTTCAGGTTGTTCAGGTTGCCAAGCACCGTGTCGCGCCGGTCACGGTTTGCCAGCAGCGGGTAATCGTCGCCGCACAGATTCTCCATCTCGTAAAACTCCCCTTCGGGGATCTTGAGGTTGTGGTTGTAGCCGCCGAAGGTATCCGTCACCTGCTGCGAGCGTGCTGTTTCCTGAATCGTCGGATATGTCGGCATCTGTCATCCCTCCATCAAAACCGGAATGCTCCGGGGTCCTCCGCCATGTGCGCGCGATTATACCAGTTGCGCCAGCGCGAGAACGCCGCGTTGAACAGCGTGATGCTCTGGCTGTATTTGCCCGCCTCGCCGTTTTCGCGGTCGATCATGGCCTGCAGGTAGTTGTTGTACACGTCCTCGTCATACGGGCTGCCGACGAGCAGCTCCGTGCTCATGCTCGTGTTCTCGCCGTAGCCGTCGAACGTCTCCGTGCCGCCCTCGTGCGTGCGGATCACTTCTTGCCAGATCATCCCGTCAAGGCGCGACAGCCACCGGATCTTTATGTCCTGCGAATACTGGTTTGGCCGCAGGGCGTCCACCATCGTGATCGCGTCCGAAATCGTCATAGTCTCTGCTCCTTATACTGAAAAAGGGAGGCGTGACTGCCGCCTCCCTTTGGTTTACTCTGCCTGCCGCGCGGCCGCCGTCTCGAAGGCGTCGCGCGCGCGCTCAGACCGGCGGATCTCGTCGGCGATGTAGCGCGGCACCTTGGACTTCTTGCCCTTCGGGATCAGAAAATTCTTGCCGTTTACGCTCACGAACAGGTTCGGGTCTTCCCTCGCGCCAGCGCGAGGGATGAAGATCTCCTCCAGCTCATACGGATCCGGCAGCTTTTCAGCCGCAGCCTCAGTCTTCTTTTCGGTTGCCATGGGTACGCTCCTTTCTCATATCAGCCGGAGACGCCGCAGCGCCTCCGGCCGTATTGTTTTCGCCTCAGTTGGCTTCGTCCGTCGCGCTGTAAGCAGACGTGCTCATCACGCGCAGCAGGCGCTCGGGGTAGAGCACGGTCGCGCCATTGGTCTCGAACTTGTAGCCGATGGTGCTGAACTGGTTCAGCGGGCCGCCGATCTCGGACTTGTCGTGCACGATCATCTCCAGCGCGCCGCCCTCCGGATCAATGATGCCGAAGGCCTCCTTGCCGAAGAAGTAGGTCGCGTAGGTCGCGCCTTCGCTCTTGTTCTTGTAGCCCGTGCCGGTCAGGACAGGCGCGAAGGTGTTCTCGATGAATCGCACGCCGTGCAGCTCGCCGATCTCGCCGTTGTAGATCTCGTCCGGCTGGGCGTACTTGTGCGCCTCAATCCACTCGTTGGACTTGCGCAGGTCGTAGGCGACGGACGGATGGATCACGGCGTAATACTTGCCGTTGATGGTCGGGACGCGATCCTTCTTCATCTTCGTGACCGCCTTGGCGATCATGTCCGGCGTCAGGTAGGCGTAGCCGTCAGCAGCGCTCGTGCCGCCGCCGGCGCCCATCTCGGCGCAGGAGGTCGGCGTGGAGATATACGCGCCGGCCGCGCTGATGTTGTCGCAGTAGAGCACGTTCGTGTTGGTCAGCAGCGCGTCGCGGATGAGCGTCTCCTGCGTTTCGGCCGCGCTCGCGCCCATCTCCTCGGTCGCGCCGAGGATCACGTCGTCGTAGGCGCGCAGCTCCAGTCGGTCGGTGATGCTGGTGTACGTGCCGTGCTGGGTGATGCTTCCCTCGAGCTTGGTCACGCCGAACTTCTGGCCGGTCGGGATCACGCCCTCGGTCAGCTTGCCCGCCTTCTCGAAGGTGTTCCATTTGCGCCATTCGACCGTTCCGCCGTGGTTCTTCGGCAGCGCCTGCTTTTTGCCGAACTGGGCATAAAACATTTCGGCGCGCGCGTTTTCCAGCAGCTCCGTGTCATAAAAGGTCTTGAGCTCCGGCGCGAGCGTGTGCGTTGCGTCGAACGCAGTCGTCGTGCCGGTCGAGGCGTTGACGTAGTTGCCGGTCGCGTTGACCAGCGTGCCCGCGTCCGCGAAAAGCTGCAGACCGAGCATGGAATAAAGAATGGTCTTCATAAAATAGCTTCCCCTTTCAGAAAATGTCGTTCGTCCGGGAGGAGCCGCCGCACGTCGTCAGAACGTGTTGGGATAGAGCTTCTCCCCGTTCGCCGCTGCGATGCGCATGCGGCGCTTGATATCGTCGCGTCTCGCGCGCGACATCGTCGTCGGGGCAGAAATGGATGCCGCCTGGGATGCGCTGCCGTTCTCTGCCGGCCTACGCTGCCCGGCCTGGATGCTGTTGCTGATCTGCTGCGCGGTCTTCTGCGCTGCCACCTGCATCGCCGCCGTCTGGATCTCCTTGCGGTGCACGGCAAAGTAGGCGTCCTCCACGCTGACCAGGCTGCCCGGCGCGGTCAGCCGCGCGAAGACCGGGTTCTCCAGCTCCGTCTGCAGGTCAAAGCCAGGATACGTCTCCTGCAGCTTTGCCGCCTGCTGCACCAGCCCGTCGAAATGCTCCTGCAGTCTGCGCTGCTCAAGCGTCTGCTCGTTCTGGTGCTCCAGCAGTTTGTTGCGCCGCTCCAGCTGGTCGATACGCATGGCCTCCTCGACGGGGATTCCGAGCTCGTCCGCCCGCTCCTCGTAGTACGCCTTGTCCTCGGTAACAGCTTTGTTCAGTGCCTGCACGTCCAGCTTGGAGATATCCTCTGCGTCGATGCCGTACTTGCGCGCCATCAGCTCCAATGCCGGCGTCAGGTCCTTGAGCGCCTGCTCGGACTTCTTCGACTTTGCCAGCCGCTTCTGCATCATCTTCTGCGCCTGCTCGTTGTACTCGGGATCTGCCATGATCTCGTCCCACGTCAGGCGCTTCGGCATTTTCTGCCCGTCATCGGTGCCATTTGCAGCGTCGTCCTGCGTCTGCGCCGCCTCTGCCGCTGCCCCGTCGTCACGGTGCATGGCCGATACGCGCGCCTTCGACCGCTTGCTGATCTTGTCCGCCGGGACACCAAGCCCGGTCAGGATGCGCTCCCCGGCGTCGGGAGCCGTTACGCCCGCAGCGCCTGCGCCATCTGCACCTGCGCCCGCTCCGGCAGAGCCTCCGGCCGCGCCACCCGCGCTGCCTTCGCCGCCGAACACCTGCAGGCCATGCAGCATAGCCAGTGCCTTGATGTCAAATCGCATAAGGATGCCTCCGTCAAAAATCTGTGGTAGGCCACGACCCTGTCGCCGTCAGCCGGAGTTGCACCGGCACTTGCAGTCCATCGCTGCAGTGCGCCTCGCGGCGGCATAGATACCCACGCAGCAGCCCCCCGCTGCGTGGGTGCCAAGAGAAAAGGAGATGGGAAAATGGGAAAAGAAAGGAGGTACACACGCGAAAGCCCCTGCACCCTCGCACTTCCAGCATACAAAAAGGCCGAGGGCTTTCTCTATCCCTCGGCCCGTCTGCCTGAAAATTTTTTTATCCGCGCACCTCGTAGCGCACGCGCTCCGGGTACATCTGCCGCAGGATATCGAATCCCGCGCAGATCTGGTCGCAGATCATCTTCGCGCACGCGCGCCATCGCGGCGATGCAGCGCACACGATCTCTGCGTGCCCGCTGCCCAGCTCCACGCTCGAGCCGCGGGCCTGCCCAGCGGCGTCCATGCTGCCCACGGCGGCCGCCAGCGTGTACACAAGGATCGTCACCGCCGCGCATACGATGTCCTGCCCCGCCTCGGCAAAGCCTGCGTGCCCATCAGCCGTCAGCCGCAGCCGCATCCGGTCGTACACGATCTCGATCATGCCTTGCTGCCCCCCTTGATCACGGCTCCGCCGCCCGGCTGGGCAGCGTTCGCGCTTGCCTCCCGCGCCTTCGCGGCGATCGGGTGCTCGTCTGCCTTGATGCCGGAGATCTCGTCGCTTTCCTGCATCTTCGGCGCGGCGCTTGCGCCTGCGCCCGCCTGTGCCGGCATGGCGATGCCCATGTCCGCCGCGATGCCCTGCACCATGTCCGGCCGCGCGATCTGCGCCAGCGACAGCGCCAGCTGCTGGTACTGCTGCAGCCGCTGCGCCAGCACGCCGTTTAGCTGGATCTTCTGCATCACGCCGTCCTTGCCGTCAAAGTCCATCATATCCAGGCACGCCAGCGCCTGATCCGTCATACTCGGGTTGAAGAAGCCCATCTGGAAAAACTGCAGCGCCAGCTCGTTCTGGCTCACGCGCGTGTACACGTTCTTCTTCTGCGCCGACACCTTGATATCGAACACCGGCAGCCGCAGCCCCATGTCCGCGCCGAAGGCCATGCCCTGCGCCTGCGGCTGCAGCCCCTGGTTGCTGTAGGACACAAACTGCTCCATTCCCAGCTCACCCACGATCCTGAAGGATCTCGGCAGGTCGTAAAACTGCCGGATCAGCTCGATGCACAGATTCACAATCTTGCTGTATGCGCGGTATGCTGCCAGCGTGCTGTCCCGGCTGCCCTTGCCGCTTGCCTCCTGCAGCGCGGCGATGGCGCTCGCCGCCGTCACGCCGGATGTCACGTTGCCGGTCGCCGTGTCGGTGTTTCCGCTGGTCTCGCGCAGCTCGTTGACCATGGTCGACCAGACGTTGATGTAGTTTCCGGGCAGCGCGTTGTAGTCGATCGGGCGGATGCTGTCCTGCCCGAGGTTTCCGTCCACGTGCACCAGCGGTTTCTCCGTGTCCAGCAGCTCCTGCTCGTTCACGCTGCCGTCCTCGCGCATAAAGTAGCGCGGCGTCGCACCCACCACGGCGTTGCGCACGAGGCTCGTGCCGAGGCTGTCGATGGCCGTCTGAGGATTGCGGCAGATATCCACGTATCCGTACCCGCACGGCGAGCCCTCGACTGGGAACAGCGCGTCGAACACATACGGGTACAGCCCGTGATCGTACAGCCCCCGCTCGCGGTACTCCGGATCGTTTTCCGTCGCGTACAGCACGATGTCGCCGATGTACTTGCAGTAGTGCAGCACGCCGCCGCGATGGTAGTACACGTCGATCACCGTGCTCTTCCGGTCGGTCGGCACGTTGTCGTCGTACAGAAACTTGGATGCGTAAAAGTCGTTGCCCTTGAGCTGCCCGCGCAGCTGGGGATACTGCTCCTCGAGCGCCTCGTTGTCCATCAGCTCCGTGTGGTACACGTACCGGCTCTTCTGGATGTCCGTGATGCCCGGCTCCCAGAACAGATTCAGCACGTTCACGCGCTCAATGCTGATGTCGCCGAGGCCGCCAAGCTTGCCGCTGTCCCACGTGATCTTGTACACGCACGTGCCGTACTTCATTTTGGCCCACATCGCGTCGCTCCACGTCGCGTCGAAAGCGTTCTGCTCCAGCACGCACGGCACGATCGCCGACAGCATCTTTGCTTCCTGCTTGTCGCCTTCCTCGCGCGGCAAGATGTTCGGCTCGGGGTACGATTCCACCGCGTCCGCGTGCTTGTTCACGATGACGTTGTGCAGCCACGAGCTCCGGCTGCGGAAGCCCCTGTACATCTGGTTTCCGGCCTTCTCTTCCTCCGGCTGGTTGTGCAGCTTCCACCACTGCTCGGCCGCGATCATGCGCCGCTCGGTGCTGGCCTTGCCCACCTTGTACTCGTGCAGCACGCGGGAAAACTCCTGCAGCTGCTCGCGCGTGATCACGTCCTCCGGCGGCATCACCTGCCCGCCGAGCGTCTGCGCCTCCGTGCCCTGAATGCGAATTTCGTCCATGATAACCTCCCGTTTTATCACCAGATCGCGCCGTAGCGCCCCGGTTTCTGCATCTGATTCAGCGGATCGGACAGCACCGGCTCCTCCTCCGCCGCCAGCATCGGCTTTACCGGCCGCGACATACACAGATACCGCCACTCGTCGCTGACGTGGTCCTCCAGCGTCGTGTCCAGATCCTCCGGATTTGTCCGGCTGTACATCATCAGCGGCACCGTGCGGATGAAGGCTTTGCACGTGTCGAAGACGTACATCCGCGCATATCCCTGCGCGTCAAACTGCAGCCGGTAATGGCACTGCATCCAGCCAGGCACGCGCTTGTTGTCGCCCGGCGTGAAGTACACGCGATACCGCGCCGCCGTGTCCGCGATGCTCTCGCCGCGCGATGCATCCCAGATGGCCGGGTCCGCCACGCCCGTGATCTTCCGGCCCTTCAGCCATGGGTGCGTGTCCTCAATCTCCGCGATGCGCTTAAACTGCTCGTCCGGCGACCACTTCACGCCCTCGTTCGGTGTCTCCGTGCAGCCGTACAGCTCCATGATGCGGTACAGCACGCCGTCGTAGTCCATCGCCCACCACGCGCAGGAAAACGGCTTGCCGTAGCCGAAGTCGTAGCTGCGCAGGATGTGCCATCCCCGGCACGCTCCGGCCGCGAGGTCGAAGGGCTTGATCACGTGGCACCACCTGTGCTGCGCCCGCAGCTCCTCCGGATCCGCGTCCACGCCCGCCTCGTGCGCCGCCATCAGATCCGGCTCCGTGCGGAAGTCCTCGAAAAACTGCCCTTCGAAGATGTCCCACGAGCCCTCCAGCCACGCCGCGCGCAGCTTCGGCGGCAGCTTGCGCAGCTCGGCGATGTACTCCGGCTGCGCCTCCATCAGTGCCCGGTTGTCCGTCACCAGCGCCTGGATGAAGCTGTAGTCCTCCGGCCGCTCGGCATCCTCGAAGCGCCGGTCGACGAACAGGCGCTTGAAGTATCCGTGCGCCGGTCCGCCGGGGTTGAGCGTGTAGTATGTCCGCTTGGGGTATCCGTTTGTGCCTCGCACGCAGGCGTTGATCTCGCGGATCCACTCCGGCAGCAGCTGCCCGGCCTCATCCAGAAAGGCCACGTCGTACTCCGCGCCCTGATAGTGGCCCAGATCCTTCTCGGCGTCGCAGTATCCCAGCGTCAGCGTGCTGCCGTTTATGAATTTATACTCTTTTGTGCTCTGATTGTACTTCGCCACGCCCGCGAGCTCCGGCGTCAAAAATTTTACGTGGTTGTTGCGCAGCTCATCGAGCGTGCGCCGGACGATCAGCATCTTGATGCCGGGATACGTGCAGCCCAGGATCTTGGCCTTCGTGCGCACGGCCCAGCTCTTGCCGCCGCCGCGCGCGCCACCATAGGCAACGTGCCGGTGCTCGTCGCGCAGGAAGGCGTCCTGCTTATCGCTGATCTTGCTTGCATCGATCAGTATCATCGCCTGTACTCCTCCGGCAGGCCCACGATCTCCAGCTCCGCGTGCGTGTCCGCGCTGCCGTCCTCGGCCTTTTTGCGGTCAAGCTCCAGCCGTTCGGCCGCGATGCGCTGCGCCTCGGCCTGCGCCTGCGTCGGGATGCCGTACAGATCGCGCACCAGCCCCGTCAGATCCTTCAGCACGCCCGTCAGATCCTTCAGCGCCTTCGTGTCCACCTTCTGGTATGTCCGCTCCTCCGTCCACTGCCGCTCCAGCAGCAGCTTCCCGTCCGGCGGCAGCTCTCCGTCTTCGACATCCTCGTCCGCCACCGGCACGGCATACTTCTCCCGCCGCTCGACCAGGTAGCGGTTAAACTGCTCGTCGTCGCCGATCGCGCGCATCGCCACGTCGATCGCGCCCGTGGTGGCGGTGATCAGACGCGCGAGCCGGTCGGCCTCGTGGTTACACGCCTTCCGGTACGCCTTTTGTTGTACACGTGCGGTGAACTTTTTCCGTTCATTTGTCCACCCATCACGTGCAGCCACGATTTTGATCTGGCTGATGCTGATGCCGTACTTTTCGGCCAGCTTCGCATAGGTCGTCTTTGTGGTGACATATTCCATTTTCAAAGCATCCCAGTCCTGGTACACCATCACTGCACCTCCGCGTTCATCGTACACCAGGCCGCCCGCGCTTATCTATCCCGGCATTTGAGGAAGAATACTTTCAGCCCCTGATCGACAAGTACGCAAAACCAACAGACGACGAAAGCGGCAGCGGTTGACAATGCCTGCAGGATCTGCTATAGTACCAACATCAGGAAAAATGTTCTTAAAGCGCAGCGGCCGTGCATAACAGCGCGAAACCGCTGCGCGCCTTCATCTGCTACAAAAGGAGACGATCCGCCAATGAATAACGCCCGCCGCCGTCGGATTCGCGCCTTGATCGCCGCGTGCGAGTCTCTGCGCGACCAGCTTGCAGATCTGTCCGCCGAAGAAGACCGCGCGCAGGCAAGCATGCCGGAGAACATGATCGAATCGCCGCAGTACATCCGCATGGACTGGGCCTGCATCCATCTGGATCAGGCGCGTGTCGCTGCCGAGACCGCGATCGCCGAGATGGCCAAAGCCATGCAGTAACAAAATAAAGCAAAAGCTCCGAGGCTTCCGCCCCGGAGCTTTCCCTTTATTCCGCGCCCTCGTCCGTGATCCGCACCACGATGCGCGGTTTTTCCTTGTCCAGCGCAAAGCGCGACGTGAACGCCCGTATGTATGCCCAGCCGTCGTCCTTCAGTACCCCGCACATCACCAGCGCGTCCTCGATCACCTTGATACCGAACGCCGCGACGTTCGATTTGTCCCGCCGCCGGTTCGGTTCGTAGAACGTGTAGGTAATCTCCACCGGCTTCGTGAACTTCACCCCGCGCAGCTGCGTCTTGATCGCCCACGCGGCGATCTCCTGGTTGTTGTGCTTCATCTTCGCGCCAACCTGCGCGTGCCGCCGACAGGCGCGGGTGTATTCGTTCATTCCCGGCAGCCTCGTCGGGATCACAAACTCCGCCGTCACGTCAGCTCACCTGCGTGCTCGCGGATGAATTGCATCGCGGTTTCCCACAGCGTAAAGCGGTGCGGATTCCCGTCCACGTCCACCAGATAGTAGCCGTCCATCCGCTGCAGCTTCACGCAGGATGCCGTTTTTCCGGCCTCTGTTCCTCCGGCCGAGCTAGTTGTACTCGCTGTGCACTTCGCGCTCTGCTTCGGCTCACGCGCCGAAATTTCCGCCCCGCACGCTGCGTAGCCAGCCAGATCGACGTAGGTGTCCGGCTTGCTGCCCGCTTTCGCGCGGGCGATCTTCAACAACGCCATCATCATGGCCACGTCCTTCGGCGTGACGTCCGTGCCTGTGTATGCCGTCCACAGCGCCGCGATCACGGCGAAGTTATCCTCCGGGCTGCCGTAGTCTTCTTCCCGGCTGCCGCATACGCACTCGGCGGCAGCCTTCAGGGTATCCAGCCTGTTCATTCCGTCATCCTCCTATGATGTCGATCTCGTACTCGTCTCGCAGCACGCGGATCAGGTCGGGTGCTGATACATACCCGTCGCGCACGCTCTCAGACAGCGCCTCGACCTCTCGCCAGATGCGCTGGAGCTGCTCCGCGTCCTTTGCACGCTGCACGTCTGCCATCGTTGCCGGTCTCCGGCGCGGATTAACTCTCTTTGGCATCGTCGTCATCCTTTCGCACGCCGAGATTGCAGAAAGCGTGCGGCGGCATATCTCGATCCAGCATCGTGCACCACTCCCAGCTTTCGCATTCGTTCTTGCCAGATTTCCAAAACAGGCAGTCTTCGCACCGAACCACCGGCACCGCATCTGGCAACGGGCAATCATCAAAAAACTTGTCCTGCGGATTGCTTTCCAGCTTCGCTCCACACTTGCAACGGTGCTTTTTGATGTCGTAATCGGCACAAGCACCGCAGTATGTAATCCCTTTCATTCTGCGTCACCGTCCATCCTCACGCCGTAGCTACAAAAGTCGTCCGGACCTTCGCGGTCGAGGTGGACTGAGCACCATCCCAGCCGCGGCTTATTGTAGGATCGGCAGTGACGGCAGTGCACCACCGGCGCAACGTTAGCAGCTGAAAAAATTCTTACTGTCTCAGCGCATCCAAGTATTCCCTGCTGCCGTTCCCCAGTTTCATACTTTGCAAGCAGAACTAGATTTTTATACAACTTCTCACGCTCGATGTATTCAGTCATTGTCAGCACCGTCCATTCTTGCGCCGCAATCCTCGCAGTATTTTTTAGTAGGCTTATCCCAGCTACCCTCAGTAGTAATGACGAAGCCACATGCAGAGCAGCACCATTCGTCTCCACCAAGATGCACCCACCGTCCATGCACAACCAGCGCAACGTCGGCGGCGGGCGTTCGGAGCACAATGCTCCGAACGAGTTTTTTGGCAGTTGCGATTGTGACAGCGGCTTTTTCATCCTCTGGCGCATCCGGTTGCACTAATGCGAGCGCCGTTTCTCGCTTGATGTATTCATCCATTTTCAGCCCTCCTGTTCCATGCTTCAGCAGCTCGTTCTTCCGTGCCGTAAATATACACACCGCCCAAAATCCCGCCATCACATTCATAGCTTGCAATCGGGCAGCTCTGGTTTTCCTCGTGAGTGTGGCGAAGCATAAAGCCAACCCCACTATAGGGACGTTCTCTATATGCCTCGTCATGCAGATTCCCTTCATCATCGCACAGAACAAGGCTAACTTTACCGCCACAGAACGGACATGATTTCAGGTCAGCCATCGCTTTCTACTCCTCCTTCTTTTGTCTCCGGCGTCGCCGCCTATGGCAGTTCGTTCCGTATGCCGCGCTGGGCTGCAGCCCCAGTGCATCCGCCCGGCAGCCGCTCGGCGCCAGCCATGGGCATCGGACGTCGCAGTCATACCACACCCACCATCGTGTGCGGCTGGACTCCATACTGGGCAAAACGTCCGGTCTATTCTTTCGCCTCGGCATGGTTATTTCTCCTCCCGCTCGCGCATCGCCGCTTCACGCTCGATGCATTCAGCCATCCTTCTTTCTCCCTTTCCTCGGCTTCAAACAGCGCCTGAAATACCATCACGTAAATGTCTAACGCAATGCCCTCGCTTTTGACGGGTATCAGCGGTGCGATGTAGCTCCAGCAGTCTTTGTATGTCAGGTCAGGCATCATTCAATTCCTCCAGTTTCATAAAACACGCCCAAAATGTGTTCATCTTCTTCCCGCTATGGTGTCCAAACAAGGGCTTTTGCCCAATCGCATTCCATACATCTTTTTCAGGTATGTCGTATTCCGACCACTTGAATATCAGAACACCATCATATTTCAGGACGCGCATACATTCAGCGAAACCGTCATGAATCATCTGCGGCCATGTATTATCCAACTTCCCATACTTCTTGACAAGCCATGCCGTTTCCTTTGCGCCCGTTAAATGTGGCGGGTCAAACACAACCAGTGGAAAAGACTCGTCCGGAAACGGCAAGTTTGTAAAGTCGCACAGGACATCGGGGGCAATTTGTAACGAACAGTTCCCTGCGTTTTTCCACAGATTGTGATACTCCTCTCTGCGTTTGTCGCAATATACGGCTGCTGGGTGGTTTTTATCAAACCACATTGTTCTAGCACCACATGTAACATCAAGTATCTTCTTGTCCATCACTCCGCCTCCTGCATCCAGAACTGGCGGCGGCAAACCGCGCAATCATTATTCGGGCACCCGTTCGCACTCCAGGATTTATCGACAAAGCAAGGCGAAACGTCCACGGTTCGGGAACGCTTGTCCATTTTGGCGTTGGGATACACACTCAAAAACACATCCTGCCGTGTCTTGGTCTTGCGCGGATGCTCCTGCGACCACTGTTCCACCATCGCAACGGTTTTTTTAAGAAGCTCAATGACGTTATCACATCTGTCACCGTGATACTCACACTTTGTACAATCACTGGACGATTTACACATCCGTCTGAATTCGCTAAAAAATTCTACCGTGTCCATATTCACACCCCCGCGTCCCACCGGAACTGCTGCATAAACGATAGCTGCTGGCGGAGGTCGGCGATTGTGCGTTCCTGCCGCGCAATTTCGGCGGAGAACGCCAGTGCCTTGCGTCGCTCGTTGCAGAACATGGTTTCTGCTTTCTCCCGCTGCTCGTGCTCCTGGGCGGCGTAGTCTACCAGCCGCTGCACCGCGTAGCGCGCTGCCGGCGAGAAATCTGCGCTCGAGCGCGGCCGGTTAAGAAGCTCTCTTACCTGCTCCACAGCGCCGGTCGGAAGATCGTCCGCGCGCTTTCGTTCTTTTTCTGCCATCATTGGTCTCCTTCCTCGTCTTCGTATTTTGCGGCCATTACCGCTCTGTACAGCTCACAGCAGGTGAATGCGTCCTCGCAAAACACCTGCATATGCCGCTGCATCTGGTTTCTGTGGCGAAACATCGTCGCCACCGTCGTCTCCGGCGCGATCCCTTCGCAGCAGATGCGCCTCACGCCGTCGTCATACAGGTAAAAAGGGCACTTAACGTACACCTGCCGGTAGCTACCGCTCGGCACGCGCCCCACCCGCCTTTTCGTCCGGCTGTGCAGGCCGCTCCCGCAGGTACGTATCAATGGCCAGCGTTACCGTGTCCGTTCGAACGTCGCGTCCCTTGCCGCGCCAGAGCCGGATAAACGGCAGGTCTGCAAGGCGCATCCCCTCCGGCAGTTCGTCCAGCTTCCGGCCCTTCGGCATATCCGCCTGCACGATCAATCTGTTTTTCGTTTCAAGCACGTCAGGCCGGACAGCTTCCGGAGGCGTCACGTCGGTCACAGGCTGCACCTCCGGGGTTCTTTCTTTTACCTTTCTTTCTTCAGAAATACAGGGTACTGTATCTGTATTGGTACTGTACTGTACTGTTATTGTAGATTTTTCTACCGTATTTCTACCGGATTTCTGCCGTATTTCTACCGGACTACGGCAGATTTCCTGTTGCGGTTCTGCCGTATTTCTGCCTGAATCCGACAGAATGTCGGCTGCAAGATGCATCCCAGCTTGCGCTGGCGTTCTGTGTTTTTTGCTGCTGTTGCAGCTTCTGCAGCAGACAACGATGTTGTCCAGCGTATTCCCGCCATCGGGGTCTACATGGTCGTATGTGCCGCCATCTGCGCCGCGGCGGTCAAGCCAGTTGACAGTTTTCCCGCAGTATTGGCAGGTGTCACCGTCGCGCGCGCGCACGGCCTTGATCAGGCGCATGTCGCTGTACAGCTCGTACTGGCGTTTCTTATAGGCTTTGCGTTCCTCACGGTGCTCGATCAATCCGCCGGCGTAATCCATCCAGTCGTGCAGATGCAGGTTGTCACCGTCATCGTCCACGAACCCAGCGCCGATCAGCGCGTCCACAAATGCGCTGGGATCTTTGCCCGTATACCCACCGGCTTCCGCGATGTCGTCCGCGTCGAACGAGGAAAGATCCCCGTCCGGCGCGTTGTCGATTGCCCAGAGCCACAGCATACACATATGGCCGATGGCCTGCGGCGTCTTGATTTTGAGCAGACGTTTGAGCCGCATCGTCTTGCGATTCGTAGGCAGCGTCTGATGCAGTTCGATCCATGCCATGTGCTCCACCCTCCTTAAAACGGCAGGTCTCCGCCACCGTCATCGCCCGCGTATGCGACGTTGTCGTATGCGCTCACCAGCTCGTCGAGCCGCTCCATGTCGGCCTCCGTCGGCTGCGCGGCGACCGGGCGCTCATCGTATGCAGCAGGCGCTGCGTCTGCCTCTCTGCGCTTGCTGCCGCCGAAGTAGACGCTGTCCGCCACGACCTCGGCGCTACGGCGTTTGTTACCGTCCTTGTCCGTCCAGTCGCGGATCTGCAGGCGGCCGCTCACGGCGGCCATATCGCCCTTGGCGAAGTATTTGTCGACGAACTCCGCCGTGTGCCGCCATGCCACAACGTCGATAAAATCCGTCTGCTTCTCGCCGCCGTCCCTGCCGCTGTAGTCCCGCTCGACCGCGAGGGAGAAGGACGTCACCGACGTCCCGCTCCCGGTCTGGCGCATCTCCGGGTCGTGCGTCAGACGGCCCATGATCACGATTTTATTCAGCATCGCTGATTACCTCGCCCGTTTCCGTGTCGACCATTTCGGAATCTGGCAGGTCGATTACGTCGCCGCCCATATCCGTAGGCGCTTCATCCGCCGCGACAGCTTCTGCCAGCCGCATTGTGCTGGCGTCGCCGTTGCGATAGTCAATGGACATCAGGCCGTACTTGCCGATCAAACGGCGCAGGACAGTCTTTCGGGCCATTGCGTCGAAATCGTCGCGCCAGCCCTTGGTCATGTATTCGCCCTTGCGGTTCTTTTTTTCGTGGTTTTCAATCTGCTTCACCGTCATGTAGATGGTCTTTTCCGCGCCATTTTTCAGGCGGAAATAACCGGCGTATCCGATGACCGGCAGCTTTTCGCGTTCATCTTCATCTTCGATCCACGCGAATTCCGCGTCGCCGGTCAGACGGTCGTAGCGGATCAGCTCTCCTTCGCGGACGTCCACGGCATCCGGCACGCGGGCATAGGCGCCGGTACGCAGGCACAGTTGTTCCATGCCCTTGTAGCCGATGATGAACGCGCCTTCCCAGCGCTTGCTCCAGCTGCCGTTTTCAGCTTTAACTTTGTTGTGGAACGGCACCACATAGGCATAGCCAAGCGATGGCTCAATCGGGAGATCGTAGGTCGCAGCTTTCAGCGCGGCCTGAACGACCGTCATCGGCGCTTCATACATTGCCTTCTGCAGATTCACGTCGGCGTTTACCAGCGAAACGATTGACGACAAGAACTGCGGCGTGCGTGCGCCAAGCAATTCCTGAAAACGGCCGCGCATTTTTTCGCCGTCCAAGACACTATTTAAAATAGCGTTGATGCTTTGGCCAGCTGCGCCCTGCGCGCCCATGGCCGTTTTCTGCTTCTGGATCAGATTCTTTTCCATTTACTTGCCCTCCATAGCTTCCTGCAGCGTCTTCTGCTCGCAGAATTTGTAGATCATGTGTGCCGCGTAGCTGATCGCCTGCACCAGCGCCAGCTCGCTGTTGTCCTTGCGCTTCGAGTACGCGCTGCCGACTTTCTCGCCGTCGTGCTCCAGCAGCAGGAATACCTGCTTGTCCGTCGCCTGCAGCCGCAGTGCGTATCCCGTCTGTCCCGCCTGCGGCGCAGCCGCCTTCGGCTTTTCCGGCTCCCGTGCCCGGAAGAAATCCTCCGGTACGCCGTACATGGCGCTCAGCTGCCTGGCCACGGACAAGCGCATCCGCCCATAGTCCGCCACATTTGAAAGATAGCTCCTACTGTAGCCGAGCTGGAGCGAGATATGCTTGAGACCGCCGTTCTTCGCCGCGAAGTTTCGCAGCCGCTCAGGGTCGATGTTCATCATGTTCGGGGAGTATCCCATTTTCTTCTTCTCCTTTTCAAGGTTGTTTTTTCGTGTGTGCGCGTTTTTCGTGGCTGTCCCGGACGTAGCGCATGACGTTGCTGTCGCGCTGCCGCGCGAGCCTTGCCGCGTCCATTCCGCGCCGGAATTCGGCGTAGTGTCCGCATTTCGCGTGGCAGCCGGGATATCTTCCCGGACAGTCCCTGCATGGTGTCGACGGCGTCATCGGCTCGTCACCCGGAACGGCCGCGCCTGCGACGTCTTGAAGTATTCCTTTGGGATCGCACCGTGCGCCGCTTCCCATTTCTTGCGGTCGAAGGTGCTGCGCTGCTGCGTCTTCCATGTGATCGCCACATCGCCGCACAGCCCCTTCTCCGCCGTGCCCATAAACTGCTGGATGGTTGCCGCCTGCTCCGCCTGCAGCCGCTTGAGCTCGTCGATCTGCTCGCCGAGCGCCGTGTAGCTGCGCACGGCTGACTGCACCGCGCCGAGGTCGCACGTCTCGCCGTCCCTGCTGTCGGGATAGAGCGTGCGCAGCGCCTCCGCTGTCGCGTCTGTTCCGTCCACAGGCGGTTCTTTTCCGCTCCGTACATAATCCCAAAACTCCTGTTCGGCAGCCGCCAGAGCCGAAATTTCGCCCTCGTCGCGCTCCACGCGAAACCAGTAAAAGCCCCGCCCGAAGCACAGCACCGCCAGATACCATACCGGCGCGCCCGTCACCATCATGTAGTGCATGATCTGGCAGTACCACACCGCCGGAAATTCGCCCTCTGCGCACTGCTTCGGAATCTCGAAGCTGGACGTCGTCTTGCATTCCAGCCCCGCATTTTCGCCGATCACCATGCGGTCCGGCAGCGCGTGCGCGAACGGATAGTCGCTGTTGACGAGAAAGTGGTTTTCCCGCCGCACCCGCTTTCCGGTCGCTTCGGCAAAGCGCTTTGCCACGTAGTCCTCCAGATCGTGTCCCAGCCGCACCGCCTCGCGGTCGCTGATGTCCTCCGGCGTCACGCGCCCGGTCTTCTCGGCCCACAGCGCATAGGGCGAGCTGTATTTGTTCAGCCCCAGGATCGTCCCAGCGTCGCTGCCGCCGATGCTCTTGCGCCGCTCGGCGTGCCATTGTTCCTCCGTCATGCCGACGGTCGTCGTCTTCGTGATCATGTGCTTTCCTTCTTTCTCCCGCGGTTTTTCGCCCCGCCCCGGCTGCTGCGCATCCGGGCGCGCATGGCTTCCATGCCGCTTTTTTCTTTCGCCCAGTCCTCCGGCGTGATCCGGTGCGGGCATCCGGCTCCGGCCGGGCATCCGCGCGAGCGCTTAAAATTTAAAATGTATAGGCACACCCTCGGGCTTGTCTTCGGCGTGGATTCGTACAGCGGCCGGTAGTGCGCGCAGCCGTCGCAGTGGCGGCTCTGCAGCATCCCGCCTTTGATGTAGGTGTCCGTCATTCCGCCCATGCGTCCACCTCCGTGACACATTCTGGGCAACCAACCGGATCGCCATAAACGTTCTTGTACACCGTGTCCGTCTCCGCACCGCACACCGGGCAAATCGGGCAGGTGTAGGCTGGCGGCTCGATCGGCGGTTCAATATTCAACGTGTAGTGAATCATGCTTTCACTTCAAAATCTTTTCTTGGTCACAGCGATCGGGAACTCTTCGATCTCGCTTGCCCATACTGCCGTTCCAGCGCCGTGCACGTCTTCCCAGCACAGCGGGAAGCCTCCGATGCCGTCAAACAGGCTGCCGAGCGTCGCGCCATCCGGCAGATATGCCGCCATACGGCCGAACATCCAGCGCCAGAACGGCAGCGCGATGCTGTTGCCGAGCGCCTTGTACCGTGCGCTGTCGGATGTCTTGCGCTTTTTACCGGTGCTGTCGGTGTAGTCGCCGATGTCCGTCCAGCCGTCCGGAAAGCCCTGCAGCCGCTCGCATTCCAGCGGCGTCAGGCGGCGCACAACACAGCGAGACATAACCTTTTCTTCCGCGCCCCCGGATGTGTGTGTGCGCAGCGTTCCATATTGCTTGGTGTAGGAATTGTATTCGCCGTCTAAGCCGACAACCAGATCCGTGCTGTCCTTGTAGTCCCGCTGTTTGCACGCGCTGGCAACGTCAGCCCGGCGGTAATCGCCAAAGCCTTGCATCGGATACGTCAGCGGCACTTGATTTAAGACCGCCGGTTTATTTCCACCGCTCATAGCCGTAAGCGTGGGGGACTTTTCCACCTCGTAGCCTACGCTATGCGCCGACGTAGCAGCTCCCAGCTTAAAGCCAGCGCATGACGCCACGGCCTGGCGGTCAACGGTATTGAGGGTGAAAGACACATCCTCATTGATGCCGTCACCCTGTGGGTCGTTTTTGTCCTCTCTGCCGATCATGCTGCCTTGCAGCGCGTAAGACACCACGGCGATCCCGCCCTGATTGCAAGCCGGATTCCCACCGTTCAGGTCAAGCGTCCGGCTGGTGTCCGCCACATACACACCGCTGTGCGGGTTCGATGATTTCATGCTGTTGCTGGCGTAAGAGCAGATGCCGTATGCCGCGCCCTGAAAAATCGTCTGGTCATTTCCCGTTCCTAGCGTGTCGGGCTTCTCCGTCTGGATCAGCGCACCTTTTCCTCCTCCGTCACAGCCACCCCTGATGCGGACTGCATAAGAAGCACCTGCTTCAGCACCTCCGGCAGGTCTTTCCCCCGCCTCGCCGCGCGGTTCAAGATCCCCTGACATGCCCTTGCGCTCAAACAGTATTTCGAAGGCGGTGTCGCCTCCAAAATCTGCGACAAGCGCGATTCTACGGCGGCGTTGGGGGACTCCCCAGTATTGCGCGTCATGTACTCGCCAAGCCACGCTCCACCGTCCGTCCACGTCGCGGTATCCCCCCCAGGTAGGCCAGCCTTTTGCAGGCACTTCAATACTGGGGGCTTCCGGCTCGACGAGGCGGATCGTTTCCTCGAGCACGGCCGCGAAGTCCCGGCCTTTGTTGCTGCTGAGTGCTCCGGGGACGTTTTCCCACACCATGTATCTCGGGCGAATAAGCTCTCCTGACCGGCCAAGTTGTCTGTCATGCTCCCGCATCTCCTTTATCACTCTGATTTGCTCCATAAACAGGCCGCTTCGCGCGCCTGCAAGACCGGCTCTCTTTCCAGCGATGCTCAGGTCCTGGCACGGGCTGCCGCCCGTCACGCACCACACCGGCTCGATGGTAGCGCCGTCGATTTTCGTGATGTCGCCGATGTGCTGCATCATGTCTCGCCTCCGTACTCCGGCCACACCGCGCGGATCTTGTCCACCTTCGGGCGGAAAATCCCGGCAGCCCAGCAGGTAACGCAGTTCAGCAACACACACAGCCGCTCAGCGGCTTCTTTCTGCGTGATGCCGTTCTGTTTCAGCCACAGGCTGAAATAGGTCGGGCCGTTCGCTTTTGCCTCGGCCAGCTTCCGCCTGCGGTATGCGGCCGTTTCGGCCGCGCGGTCTTCCCGGCGCTCGGCGTAGTACCGGCGGCGGTATGCCAGCACTTCCTCGTGCTTCTCCCAGTACCGCTTCTTCTGGTAGGCACGGGCGCGCGCGCGCTGCTCCTCCGTGCGCGGTTTTGGCGCCGCGCGCTTGCTTCGCTCCTGCCGCGCCTGTTGGTCAATCGCCCGCGACAGCTGCAGGTCGTCTTCCGTCATTTCGAACGTCCGGTCGATCTCCTCGTCGGCCGCGCGCATCGCGGCCAGTTCTTCAGGCGTGAACATCATGCCACCCCCAGCGCCGCGAAAATCACGTGGAACACCCACCCGGCCAGTGTGATGCCGCCCAAAAAGGCAGCGCAGACGATACCGTCCTCGATGCCCCACACGATGTAGCGGCGCGCCTTTGCCCGCGCGCGCGGATCTCCGAATACCTTCATGTTCTCTCTCCCTCCATTTCTCCGCGCATAAAGCGGATAAACGCCCGCTTCGGGATCTTCACCCGCCGCTTTGCGACGATAACAGGGAAACCAAGCGCGTATGGGTCTTCCATCGCCTGCTCGTGCAGCGTCCACGGGCTGCAGGCCAGCAGCGGGGCCACGTCCGCGCACGTCAGGATCTCCGACGGCTTCGCGGCCAGTTCTTCCAGTGTCACAGCTCGTCCCCCATTTCCTCGAGATTTTCCAGCGTCACGCCTCTGGCGGCCAGCTCGATGCCCTTGCGCTGCTTGATCCGTAGCTGGTACAGATACGTCCGCCGCCGCGCTCGGTACTGGTCGTACCGCTGCGCCAGCTTCACATACTCGTCCTGCTTCAGCTCGGCGATCTCGGCCTCGACTTCCTCGTCCGTCACGGCCGCACGCTTCGTGCGCTTTCGCTCCATCGCATTTTCTCCTTTTCCTGTACATTTTTTCAGATTCGTGGTATGTTCCCTCTTGGAGGTGGTTTCCTTGAGGAAACAACTGCTTGCATTTTTGCTTGCGTTTTTGCTCTTGCTCTCTCCCACTGTGCTGGCACACAGCGGGAAAACAGATGCCAACGGCGGCCACTACGACCGCTCCACCGGCGAGTATCACTATCACCACGGATACCCGGCGCACCAGCACTACGACATGGACGGCGACGGCGTCGCCGACTGCCCATACGATTTCGATGACAAGACCGACCACAGCAGCCGGAGCGATTCCGGCAGCAGCCATGCTGTGCAGAGCACGCCGCGCCCTTCGCCGCAGAAATCAGATGATTCAAAGGCGAAACACATTTCCGTCGGCGAGATCGTGGTTTCCGTCATCCTCGCGCCGATTGTAGTGCTGTACGCATTTATGTTCATCGGTGAGCCAATCCTCGCCTTGATCGACCGGATCAAAGAAAAGCGCAGCAAAAAGTGATGGCGTTCAGCGCGCGCCTTACGACGCGCGCTTGCTGTGCTCCAGCGCCATCGCCAGTCCCTCCGCGAAGGCGCACAGCTGCGCCTTCTGCATATCGTCCATGCTCTGCATCACGTCCGTCAGCCGCTCGATGGTTTTCTGCTCGTTGCGTGTCAACATTTGATTCGCCTCCTCGCACTTTGTGAGTTCGCAGCTTCTCGCTGCGAGTTTATAATATCGCTCCGCGAGCATTTTGTCAATAGTTTTTCGTCAAAAATATTGACAGCGCGACATTATTGCGGTATTATACTCGCACAGGGAGGTGACAATATGCACAATAGAATTCGTGAAGTCCGAAAGGCGCTGCATATGACGCAGGCAGACTTTGGCGCAAAGATTGGTGTTCGCGGAAACACGGTCACAGGATATGAAAACGGTCAGCGCGTGCCGTCTGATGCTGTAATCGTCTCCATCTGCCGTGAGTTCCACGTTGACGAACATTGGCTGCGTACCGGCAACGGCAAGATGTTTACGGCGACCACGCGCGACGAAGAGATCATGGATTTCGTCGCCGACACCATGCAGGACGACGAAGACAATTTTCGTCGGCGCTTTCTTCTGGCGCTGTCCCGGCTGCCGGAGGAGCGCTGGGCGGACATCGAAGCGTTTGCCCGCCAGATCACCGCAGAAAAAAATGAAGCGGATCAGGATTGATTTCCTGATCCGCTTCTTTGTTGCGATTGGTGGTTTCTATTGTTTTGTGAGTCTGCGCAAAAGCATGGCCGTCAGCTCCAGCGCGCGGTCATTCGCCGCGGCCAGCAGCCGCGCGATCTCCGCCAGTAAGTACGTCCTCCATTCTGTTTCCGTCACAGCTCTCCCTCCCACAAATTCTCCACGGTCGTCCCCAGCGCCTTTGCGATCCGCAGCGCCAGATACACGCTGGGAACACATTTCCCCCTTTCAATCGCGCTGATCGTGCTTGCCCCGCACCCCACCTTTCTGGCCAGCCATCGCAGGCTGACGCCCT